TATGTATAAATTTTTGTAACTACAGGACTTTCTTGCTCTGGAAGCATAGTCCGCATCGCGGCAGCAATACTAGAATTACCGGGTCCTATAGGATTGGTTGAAATTTCGCTATCTTTAATATTAGGTTGTTGTTTGGATATAAAATAGATTGAAATATCTGTTGACAATGGTTTAGGACCTATATTACCATATACACTATATAATTGAATCCATGATCTAAATAAAGTGTCAATAATGCTTATATTAGTTTCAGAGAACTGTATATCTAAGTCATTATCAGGATATGTTTTTTCTTCCATAAATGGACCCACTGGTAATAATCCATTAATTAATTTGCCTTTACTATTTACGGATGTAGTTTCTGTAGTAAGATCAATACCGGTTGCTAGAAACATATAACCGGTTAGGTATTTTCTAAAAATTTTATTTTTCGCAAAATCTAATCCAGTACTTCCAGAACTGCCAGGTCGGATTCCTAGATTATTTACATTTTCTTCTGATACAGTTTTAGGTATTTTTTTAATATTAACTAGAAAGAAATTTTGCGAAGCAGGGAAAGTCGCGAAATCAGATAATAAATCATAGAACTCTTGTCTGAGGTTATGTGCTCCAGAAGCCTCTAGATATGCCATATAAATATTTAGGGTAATTAACCGTTTATGGTCCTACTACGGCGTTGGTGCGCTACCGACCCCGACCATGGCGCCAGCTAGTCTACCAATAGTATTAACAGTCCCGCGAACGGCTGGATCTCTCCTGAAGAATTGATATGCCATAGCTACAGTTACTGTAGCGACTTCTCCATCACCAGACATTGTATAGGCAATNTCCCCACAATCAACAGGGAAGACACCGTGAAGCTTATATGTACGCATTGGTTCAAACTTAGTATTTAATTGAACTAATGAAATAGTACTATTATGATGAAGAACGCCGTCCCCTGTAGTAGTTTCATCATTATAGGTTTCAGTTATCCAGTTTTCCATAGCTACACGAGCATTTGTTGTTGCGTCGCAATAAAAATCAATTGTATATGATTCACTATTAGTATATGAGACAGTACCAGGAATACGAAAAGAGAATCCGTTATACGGTACATCTTTTGCTTGAATTGTTTTGCCTGGTAAGGCGGCAGTTGTAGCATATACTAAGTCATCTTCAGAAAAGACGGGAGTACCTTTATTAGAGACATCTAATACACGAAATTGAAAATCACGCGCGAAGTCTCTTGTTTGTGCTACCTTATAAAAATCTTGAATTGTTTGTTTAATATCGGCCATGATGTTATAATTATTTAGTGTTTACTTTAATTTATTGTCCAACTATCTCCTGAAAGTTAACATCCGTGTTAACAGCGTAGAAGTTAACTAATATAAATTCTGCTGCACGAACAGGTTTCAAATAAATATCTACCCTTAATTCATTCTGCTCAATAACACTACTAGGATTATTCCTATCATCACAAACAATAAGATAATCGTATATACCTTCCGTTTGTTTACAGTTTTCAAACATTGGTGTTAATGTATTAACAACCTTGTTTCTTGTTAAGAACGTATTAGGTTCAAAGACAAAGTATTTTAAGGTCTGCCGCGTTCTTTTCTCTAAATCAAGGAACAACCTACGAACATTAACTCTATCAAATGCCGTAGGTTTCCGTTGTAAGGTCTTTTGACCGAATATAACTATTCCGTCAGCAGGAAATTGTGTAACAGGATTAATTGCAATTCTATATAATTGATCTCTTTGTCGTTGTGTTGGGCTTATGGCGATATCATTTACACCGCCTACAACACCGCGGTTGAAACCTGCAGGCGCGTACCAAGGAGCAAACGCCGCATCGTTTCGCGCGTAAATCTTGGCAGCGACACCAGAGAACGGAATCCAAATCTGCTTACCACTCTCACCGTCCCAGACTTTAGCCCAGTTACCGTATGTTGTAGCAAAGTTACTATTCGCAGTTCCGAACTGATGTCTCAACGGCCAATATACATGCTTACTAAAGTTTTTAGTTTTATCATCAAGAACTTTACCGTTATCTCCCTGTACGACTAATGGACGTAAGGCATCAGCAATAAAGATATGATCTTTTCGTGTCTGTCGTGCAAAGGTTTCAAATCGGTTAAAAATAGTTCTATAATTGTCCCTAAAGGCCACTTGAGTGGATCCTTGCATATTTTGATCTGGTGTATAGAACCCAGTACTACCGGAACCAATATCAATATATTCTGTATCTCTAAATATACCAGTATTATTGAAAACAGTGGCACCTGAATCTTTTGCAAATGTATGTATTGTACCTAACCCAGCTTCAATGGATACATCAATTTGAAATACATCAACATTTTCAGCGATCTGAAAAATGCGATCCAATTTACCCGGGATATCGCCAACCTTTTTATCTTCATTATTTGAACTGTGATATATACCTAATGGATATAATCCATATTTACCTGAGCCATCATTCGCAGCATTAGCGTAATTGTGGGCACCGACCCAGCTACTTCCAGGGGTAAATCCGAGTGCGGATGGATCCTGGACTTTAGCGCCAATTGCTAGTGGGTCACTACTTAGAACTCGTACTGATTTTGTTGGTGCATCACCAGTTGTTGATGTCCAGGTTCCGCTATATTGACTAATATTCGGATTTATTAAAATCTTTATATTCGGTGACGCATTATCTTCATTTTCAATAAAGAACGATTTCTTCCCGGAACCCTTTTCATCTTGAAGCTTGCGTGTAGAATCAAGAGATCCTGAATAACCTTCAGCTAAGAAATTAGATAACTCTAGCTCTGTATTAGAAAATGGTGTATTTCTAACTTTAAATACTCCTATATTTAGCGTATCATTAAATTCAGGCCCATCAATATCAAGCTTAGAAAATGTTTCTAATGCTCTACTTACATTCTCTTTCGGGTTATTATAATCACCGGTTAATTCAAACCCTAATCTTGATGTCGGTACTTCAGCATACTGCCCGGTCGTCGGGCCACCTGCCGACAACACTTTATCAGTTGTCGTGGTAGTAGTAAATATACTTTGAATTGATGGTCGTGGTAGTAGTAAATATACTTTGAATTGATGAAAAGTTTGTTGCCGGGTTACTTTGAGACCCGTCAGATATACCAACATAGTAACCTTCAAATTCGTTATTAGTTACAGTTGCGGCGGTGTTGAGTATGACCATACCAGCGCCTGGTATATCTAAACCACCATCAAATTTTGCACTAAGACCGGCGTTTGCACTATCACTCCAAGTTACATTACCTTCTTTTGCATCATTAAATTGGGTTTCATTTAAATTAACCAATGAAGGATTTCCAAATATATAATAATTAGATGCACTTAAACTAGATTCCCAATATCGAAGACCGGCGACTTCAGGAGCATAAACTTGACCAGCTACAACTGTTTTACCTACCCATTCGCCTGTAAGTGATGTTTTTGTTGTATTAGTCGTAGAGGTCCCTGTTATAACATTACCGAGTCCGGTGAACCCGCTTACATTGTAGGATTGAAACGATAATACATCATTACTATCTTTTAATGTTAATTCAATTGCTAAGAAATCGGTACCTGTAATATCATCTACATTTGTGGCAGATTCTCCTAGTTCACTTATATCGACTTCAAGACTTTTGCTATCCGTGCCAATGGCGGTAATAGGTGCTGTTCGAACACCGACAACAGGATAAACTAGAGCAGAATATTTTCTTGCACCTGTATTGGCGCCATAAGGTAAGCGAGAAACAAAAACATTTGCGTCGCTATTAAACACCTGTCTTGCTGAATGATAGAAATATCTTTCAGCGGCATTTGTGGGTGATCCGTAAATCTCTTGAAATTCCGCAAATGTTCCTACATTAAAGACCTCGTCTGTTGGGCCTTGATTAGAGAATCCTGCTATAAACACACTGGTACCTACCGCAGCTGCGGGACGTTGTGTTAAATCAATCTCTCTTATTTCTACACCTGGTGATTGGATTGTTCGTCTACTCATAGTAAAAACCTTTACAATTATTTATTGTTTTCCGTGTCCATATTTTAGTTGATTTGTCGAAATAAGCATTATAATATAAATATATGAAGGGTATTATTTTAGCTGGAGGTACAGGATCAAGAGTCTATCCTAGTACTAAAACAGTTTCAAAGCAACTTCTCCCGGTTTATGACAAGCCTACTATTTATTATCCTTTAGCGACTTTAATTAAATTAGGTATTAAGGATATAATGATTATTACTAATGCTCAAGCACATCCTCATTTGTTGCATCTATTTAATCAAACGAATAAAGCTCGACCGTATCTAGGTCTCAATCTTACATTTAAAGTGCAGATGTATCCAGCTGGTATAGCAGAGGCATTAATTATTGCCGAAGCCTGGCAAGGGGAAGACGACGTATGTTTAATTTTAGGTGATAATATTTTTACTGGAATTACATTGCCCGAGTTCCGGGGCGCAAGTATTGTTGGTTATAAAGTAAAAGACCCGTCATCATATGGTGTTGTTGATTTTAACGATGATAAAGAAATTATTTCCTTAGAAGAAAAGCCAGATTGTCCAGGAAGTGATTATGCGATAACAGGTATTTATTTTTATGATTTAACTGCCGGGGAAAGAGCTCGTAAATTAAAACCTTCTGAGCGTGGAGAATTAGAAATAACTGATTTAAATAAAAATTATTTAAATGATAACTTATTGCAGTTAAATTTATTAGATAGTAATTATGCTTGGTTTGATACTGGAGATCCAGATGAAATGTTCGCTGCGTCTATGTATGTTAAGTCTGTGCAAGATAGAACTAATACAATGATTGGTTGCATTGAAGGTGAATCGTGGAAAAAAGAGAATATTTCTGAAG